TGGCTATCGCTTATTCGGCAGTAGCAATTGGATTTGTTCTAACTATGTTTTTAATTGTATCAGGAACAGATGATACACCACTTTACCCAGATCCAGCAGATTATTATACTTCACAAGCACAAGCAGCAGGAATGGAAAATTTAGTTGGTGGAGAACTTAACACACTTAATACTCAAACGTTAAATCTATTTATCGGAGATAGTCGTATACATAATATTTATATGAATGATTTGGAGATAGGTAAAGACTCAGGATTAAATACAAGCCTATGGATTACAGGTACAGATGGAAATACAACTAACTATCTTAAATGTGAAACCTTAATTATCAATGGCTTAGTGGCACCAACTTTAGAAATTAAAAATGGTCAAGCTCACTTCTTAATTGTAACTAATAATGTGGCTGACGGTAATTCATTTTCTACAACTACAACAACAGTAAGTTCAATACTATTTGGTGGAACAAGAGGAGCATTAACTATTCCAGATGTAAGCGGAAGTGATTACGACAGATTAATTATAAACACAAGTGCGGGAAATTCTACTTGTGGAACTTTAACTTTAAACAATATTAAATCCTACGGAGCAGGAGTTATAATTTCTGATTTCATAGTAGGTACTTTAAGGATCAATAATTCAGTTATTGGAGATGGTACAGGTATTGATGTGGCTTCATTTATCATTAGAAGCAGTGTCGATTCTAGCAACATTACCTTAACTAACAACGCAGAAAGAGCCATTACAGTACAATAATCACTGCTAAATGGTGAAATATGTTTTTATAGTATCGGAACTTTAGGTTTAGTCCGCATAACCATGACATATGAAAAACAATGGTTAAACTTCCTTTTATCTAAAGGTTGGGGTTACAGTCAAGCACAACAAATCATAGAGACAAACAATCTCGCACAGAAAGTACCGCTTACAGCAAAACTTAAATAAAAGCAGAGTATATTTAAGATGAGACACACCGATATTACTCTTAATATTGGGAACGCATTTTGTTTCACCTATTCGGTAGGTGCCTAGTGTTTTGGTACCTGCCAATTTAGATTCATGGATAGTTTAACTTATCAACAACGTAGGAACGACTTACTTAATTACATTCATCAAGTATTAGCTCCAGGAAAGCCCGACTTAGATAGCATTAGAAAAGACCTCAGATTAGGTACAGACCCTAATGAAAAATTACTTCTGAACTATTTAATTCTACAGTTTACGCCTTATGAGCATTTAGAAACTGACGATGATGTGTTAAGACAGGTAGTTGAAGAGTTTAATGATAGCCTTGAGCAAAGAATGCCAGACAAGGAAACCTTAAATATACCCGAAGAGATATTAAAAGATGGCTCGACGGATGACTCCAATTGAGAAGCTTAACTGGAACAAATATCATATCCCAGGAGTTGGCAGGTTGTTTAAACGAAAAATAAACAGCATTCATGTTTCTATGGCAAATTCTAAAGTTCATGAAATGGCTAAATGTAGTTATGCGTATGACTTAATGAAAAATGGACATTTGATTATTACTGAAGCTGAAAGAAATAAAAGAGATAGTAGAGGTAAAATACGTCGTCCAGATTTAATCGATTTATCTACTGGAATTGAATTTGAATTTGAAACAGATCCAAAAAGAGCTGAAAGATTTAATGGGCAAAAAGGAGTTCATGTAATAAAGTTATGGAAGTGAATTATTACCCACATCCTCAAACCGCAATAGCGTGGGATTTTGAAAAGAAAAAGTTCGTAATGGTTGATGCTCATGGTTATAAACCGAACTAATAATAACAATAATATAATAACAGGATTTGGACTTAAGTATCTTTTTTTTAAAAAAGCTAATAGCTAATAATAATAAAAAAAGTACCACAAAAAAAGCCGAACTTCATTATAACAATGTTTTTATATCAGTTCGACAATAATATAATCCCATCGTAGGGGTTCTTAGACAGTGGTCTGTTTTTTTTATATTATTATATTTAGTTAACCGATCTCTATCAGTTATTATATTATTATTGTTATTATTAGCGTAACATTTAAATATTAGTATAAATATTTATACATAGGTGAAATGAAATGGAACTAAAAGATTTAATAAATCCAGTAGATATTGAGAAGAAGCTAAAGCATAAAACTTACGCACAAGTTTTTTGTATTTTGAATGTACTAAAAAACAAACATAGAAAAAACAGTGTGTCAAGTAGAGAATTAGCAAAAATTACAAATGAGAGTTATTCGCATTTATATCAGATCTTAGAAGTTTTCTCAGATGTAGGCATTATTCATAAACTAAGAATTTCCAGAATGAGATGTAGATATGCTCTAAAGGATGACTTAGATGACAAATACTTACTTAAAATAGCTAAGAAAACATTGGATTTAGAATAAGATTCTGAGGCATTAAAAGAAACGTGCCTTTTTTACTAAACGCTATACGTCGAGGGGAAAGGTTTATATACCATATATGCGTTTATAGTGTATGACAAGCGAAGCAAACACAAAAGCTGAAACAACCCAACAGGGTATGACGGCAAAAAAAACTTACAAAGTAACTGAAGACTGTTTTGTAGGAAAAGTTGGAGATTTAATTGTATTAAAAGATTTAGCTGAAACAACAAGATGGACCAACTTAACACAAAACAAACAAGGTGAACCATTCGCTGAATGGCACTTAATTAGCGAGGTAAAAGAATGAGAACAGAAACAAAAACAAAAATAAAAACTCTTGATTGTGAAAACTGTCAAAGAGATATTCTTTCTCTACCAATAGGTATGGAAGGAACTAAAAGGAACGGCATTAAACAATACTCAGCATACCAATATCAGAATGGATACTCCAAAGAATGGTTTTGTTCTGATCTGTGTTTTGCGCAGACATACGCTGATGAGTTTACAGCTATAAAAGAAATTAAAGAGAATTTTAAAATGAACTGTCAAACTTGCTCCATAAACAAAGCTACAACTTACTGTACTAATATTGGAGAATGTTGTAAAGATTGCTATGAAGAGGAGCATGTATGAAAACTAAAACCTATGAAGCATCTCACTTAGATCTGATGAATATTCTATTTAAGATGAGAGAAAGAGGAGATATAACCGAAAAACAATACAACGAATCTGAAAAAAGATTCAAGGAGATTAGTGATAAAAATGATAAGTAAATTAAAGAAACTAAAGTTAGATGAACAAGTCAATGTTTTGTTTCAAAGTTGGCTATTTGAGGAATGTGAAGATACGATTCATACATCTGAAGACCACTATGAAGCATCTCATGATGAAGAATATCAAATAATGTTTCTTAAATTCGTAAAGGAGAGTATATTATGAGACTCTGTCCAGAATGTAGAGTAGTTTACACGGACAGTTTTGTATGCCCACCTTGTTTAAATCGAGCAAGAAACGAACCATTGGAGGTAAATAACTATGAGTAATAGACCAATAAAATGTTTAGTGAATAGAGATCATAAAGTAAAAGCTCTATACACCAGTCCGAACAGTAAAGGATGGACAAAAGTAGACAATCATTACTACTGTCATGACTGTGAAAAGGCATTTAAGTTAAAATGGGAGGACATCTAATGAAAAGCGACTTCTTTGAAAGGCATACTCGACCTGCCATTGAACGCAATACTGCCGTCAGAATCTATTGGAATAAATATATCGGACAAAGTTTAGACTCATATATTAAAGATTGTTTTGATAATGGATTTCCAGAAAGCAAAATTTACGCAACAATTGCTAAGGAACATAGAAAAGAATTAACCTTGAATGAACGACCAGATTGGGCAGAAATATTAAAATCTAATATTGGAAGCACTTATTCAAGACTTAGTCATCGAAATTTAAAGATTAATAAAGAACAGCTAGATCCAATTAAAAGAGCATCAGCAATAGACTCAATAACTGAAATGCTTGATAGATTACCAAGTTCTGAAGAAGAATACAAATTTAAACTAGAAGCGATAAGAGGACTATTAGAATGAAACTATTTGATAGATTAAAGGAAATTAAAGGTAAACTTGACAACTACGATAATTTAGGAAAACAAATAGAAGAACTTCAATCTAAAATTAAAAAGCAAAAAGAGTATCCACATGAAACTATATACCGCTTAGAACTAGCAGTAGAAAAAAGACAACATGAAGTAACCAGATTAGAACAACAAGTAGAAAAGCTTAAACAGGAAAATTCAGACTTAAAAATGAACGTAAGTGATTTTAAGAATGATAAAGAGTTTGAAACTGGTGATCCACAATGGCTATGAGTTGTAGACCTTGTAACGAACTACCTAAAAGAACCTTAATTATGAGACTATTCAAGAAAGGTACTTGCTTAAATGTATTCTGTAAAAACTGGAAGTTTAGAAAATGGTGGTCTAAATATGATTGAAACAATATTATCTGGGCTAGCAGTATGGTTTTGTTATTGTTTTTGGAGAGACAGTAAACGCAAAAAACCAATTGTACCTCTAGGTAAACTAAACATTAAAGAAAAAAAGTATGATGTAAGAATGGCTATTGAAGTAATAGATGTAGAGGGTCAAAGCGTAAGAAGAGTAATTACTGACTTTAAAAATAAAACGGAGGAATATTTCAATGTTAAAACTAAATAACTTTCCACATATGTTTATGCGTACAGCACCATATTTAATATTAAGGCAATTAGATTTTTTCTTAGAAACACCAAGTACACGACTGTCTAAACGAAAAAGAGTAGGTCAAAGATATTATTGGTATGGTAGCAGAATATCCAGAGAAACAGGAGTTACATATTCTCACGCACACCACTTACTACAAAAAATGATTACAGAAGGATTAGTAAGATCTAAAAAAGTAGGCAGAATTACAGCATATGAGCTTACAAATAAAGGGCAATTATGTTTATATAAGATGACAAGTTTAGTAAATTTACTCGGAAACAAAGATACATATGAGTAAGAAATCATGATGGCAACGGAAACAAGTCCAATTGAAACCACTACTAAAACAGTAGACCAGGTTTACAGAAACGAAAACCACCCAAAAGCGGTGATACAAACGGCAGACGGAGAAAGATTCTCTGACTATGATGGAAGTAAAGTTCCAACAGATATAAGAGCTGAAGACGTAGTAGACATTACTTTTAAGACACGAGGCGATTTCAAGAATATCGTAAAGGTATCTAAAAACGCTAACAAAAATGTAGAAGTAGTAGAGAATACATCTGATTACATTGATAACGAAGTTAACAGTTACGCAGAGATCTACAAGAAATTAGTTGAAGCAGGAGTACCACCTGAGTTAGCAAATACATCTGCGTCAACAATATATATCCAATTAAAACGGAGGAGAGGGAGGTAAAACTTCCTCTTTTTTTATTTATGGCTCAATTTTACATGGAAGGACAGCAGAAAATAGGTAGATTTGAATGGGACGAATTTACTTTAATGGTAAATATTGAAGATATACATCCTATATACGACGGATACCCGATAAATGAAATTATTTTAGCTCTATTAAAACAGAAAAAACATAAGCATCTAAAAATTGAAGAACAAACAAAAGGTGGAAGAAACATATTTTACATACCAATTAAAGAATATCTAAACGGTACAGTTCTCAGGACAAGAAAATATCCTAGACACAGAGTAGTTCATAGAAAAAGGTTAGACTGGCGAGAAATGTTTTACTAATAACCTGTTGGGTATACAGTACACTCCCATATAAATAAATCTTTATTTATAGCTATATGGAACGCATTAAAGACGAAGCAACGATTTCAAAGATTTCAGAAGGAAAGTACAGCTCCAGAATTTTAGTAGAGGAGCATCTAAACGCAGAGGACATGGTAAAGGTTAAGGACTCCCTTAATAACGCCATAAGTAATATAGACGACCAAATAAAACAAGCTAAAGCACAAGTAACACAAATAAAAGAACAAATACCTCACTTAAAGCTAAAGCAAGAAGAATTTAGAGCTAGATTAAAAAAGGCAGCTCATTTATTTGAAGAAGCAACTAAATTAGCACCACCAAAACCGAAGGAAGAGGTTAAAGAGGCTGATGGAACAACGAAGGCGTAAAGTTCAGCGGATGATTTACATCACAACAGAGGTAGATGAGTTCTTAAATCAACAAAACGCTTCAGCTTTAATCGAAAGATTAGTAAAAGACCACATCGGCAGGAATAGGTAATGGTAGAAATTCCAGCAGTTAAGAAGATAGCTGTAGGTAAACTCACCACTGATGGAAATAATCCTAATGTGATGGATGTAAACCACCAGATAGCTCTTAAAAACAATATAAAGAAATACGGATTTTTAGTGCCTATAATAACAAATAAAGACTATCTAGTAGCTGATGGTGAACATAGATTAACCGCAGCTATTGATTTAGGTATGACAGAAGTACCAGTAGTAGCACTTAATGTACAAGAAGTAGATCGCAGACTATTAAGACAAGTTATGAATAAATTAAAAGGAGTTCATGACCCAGTTAAAGATTCACAAGAGTTCAAGTATCTTTTAGAAAGCAAAGAAGTAGACTTTACTAAGTTATTAGCTCATACAGACCAAGACGTATTGGATAAAATAAATATGTTTGAAGAAGTAGATTTACCAAAAAGTTTTGATGAAAAAGACTATGATGATAATATACCAACAACTCATGAATGTCCCAAATGTAATTATGTATGGTGACAGTAATATCAACTTTCGCAGGATGCGGAGGAAGTAGCTTAGGATATAAAATGGCAGGATTCACAGAAGTATTAGCAATAGATTGGGATAATCACGCAGAGAAAGTATTTACTGCTAATTTCCCAGATGTTCCATTTTGGAATAAAGATATAACTAAAGTATCAAGTCAAGATATATTAGAAGCTACAGGATTAAAAAAAGGAGAATTAGATGTTTTAGATGGTTCTCCACCATGTCAGGGATTTAGTATAGCAGGTAAGAGAAACGTAACAGATGAGAGAAATGATTTATTCAAACACTTTTCAAGATTAGTTGAAGGATTACAACCAAAAGTATTTGTAATGGAGAATGTAAGCGGTATGATAAAAGCACCAATGAAAGGAAAATTTATTGAAATATTAAAGAATTTAAAATCACTAAACTATAATGTTAAAGTAAAACTTCTAAACGCAGCTAACTATAGTGTTCCTCAATCAAGACAAAGACTATTCTTTATAGGTGTAAGAAAAGACTTAAACAAAGAACCAGTATTTCCAAAACCTCACGGGAAGATAATAACTGTTGGAGAAGCGTTTAAAGGTTTAGAAATTACTGAAGAAGAAAAAATCGAAGCAGACATTAAAAGATTTGCTATATATAAATGGTGGAAGTTACTCAAACCAGGTGAAAGCGCAAGAAAATATCACCCAAAGGGAAGTTTATTTAATTTAGTGAAAATCCATAGAGCTAAACCTTCATTTACAATTGTTAAAACTGGAGGAGGCGGTTCAGCACAAATAGTACATGATACTGAACCACGAACTTTAGTTAAGAAGGAAGTATTAAGATTATGTTCATTTCCAGATAATTTTAAGATACCAGGAAAACTACCTCAAGTTTACGCAAGATTAGGTAACGCAGTAATGCCTAAACAAATGGAAGCAATAGCAAATACGATTAGAGAGGAGATTCTATAATGGCATTATTAGATGTATTCAAAACTAAAAAGAAGAAGAAAACTTTACAAAAAGTAAACAAAAAGAAGAGATTATCACCCTATGAACGCAAAAAAAGAATACTTCAGATATATAGAGGGATTGGACATACTAATATTACTAAGACAGCTTTAGCAAAAGAATTAGGCGTAAGCAGAATTACATTAGATAAAGACTTAATTGATATAAGTGAAGAGATAGCTAAAGTACCAGCTCAAGAGATTAACTTTGAATTTGATGTTATTAAAGAATATATTTCAGAACAAGCAAGAAAGATAGCAACTACTGCTACTACTGATGCTTCAAAGGTTAGTGCGTTAAAACTAATTTTAGATACAGGTGAAAGATCGATTAAAATAAGACAGATGTTAGGAATCATAGAACAGCCTACTGTTAAACATGAAATCCAGACTGGTGACTTTTCAACCTTTTATGATGAATACTTCAACAGAAAAACTAAAAAGTCTGATAAAAAGTAAGAACGCACACGCATTAGCTATGTTTTTATTTAATATAGATTTAACACCCACTCAAGAAGATATAGTAAGGACTATTGCGTTTAAAGAACATAAACGTACTGTAATCTCAGCTTATACAAGGTATGGTAAATCTTATGCCGTAGCTGTTGGAATATGTTTATACATTCTATTTAACAAGAACAAAAAGATAAACGTAATCGCACCAACAGGAGATCAAACAAATATTCTTAGAAACTATATTAGTGAGTTTATAGTTGCGTCTATTCATTTAACAAGTATTTTAGATTTCGAGATAGATAGAAAGACAGCAGAAAGATTAAAGAAAGAAGTATCTAGAAAGCGTTTAACCTTCAAGAACGGATGCGAGTTAAGAGTATTTTCAGCTCAAGGAAAAGCTCAACGATTAATGGGTTGGGGTGGAGATTTAATAGTAATGGACGAATCCTGCTTAATTAACCCTGAAGTGTATAGAACTAAGATTAGTCGTATGCTTGGAGATCAGCCAGATACTATGATAGTAGAGATAGGTAATCCATTTTTCAAAGACAGTCATATGTACGACCATTGGATTGACCCTACATGGCATCATATTCACATAAATTGGGAATTAGGTAAGAAAGAAGATAGAATAGACCCAGCCTTTGTACAAGAACAAAAGGAGCTTTTAACTCCAATGGAATTTAAAGTTCTTTATGAAGCCGAGTTTCCAGATGATACTGAAGATACTTTAATTATATATGATTGGATTAAGATAGCTAGAACCCAAGAGTTCAAATTTAACAAGCCTATACTCGTAGCAGGTTTAGACGTAGCAGAAATGGGCAATGACTTAACAGTCTTAACTATTGCTGAAGTATTTAAAAACAAATACAAAGTATTGGAAATACATCAATGGGCAAAACAAGATACAATGACTACTGTAGGCAAAGTAAGTAAATATATAAATAAAAAGATGTTACTAAATGTAGATAGTACAGGAGTAGGACGAGGAGTCTACGACAGGTTCAAAGAATTGGGTTATAATGCTAAAGAGATTAAAGTAGGAAGAAAAGCCATTACTGAGACCGATAGATTTAGTAATCAAAAGGCAGAGTTCTTCTGGAGTTTACGAAAAGCATTTGAAGAAAGCCGAATAACCATTCCTGAAGATAAAGAATTAATATCACAATTAAACAATATGAAATATGAATTAACAAGTGCTAGTAAAATTAAGATCATAGACCCAGCTAATAAGTCTCCAGACTTCGCTGATAGCCTTATGTTAATATTTGCTAAGGAGGATAAGTTTGAGCATCAATTTGCTGTACTTGATATATAAATATAGATGAAACCTTTTATATATGAAGTAACTAATAATAATACCACCAGTAAGTCAGGCTCTCGCACACAAAACTAAAATGGGAATAATGAGCCAAATAAGTAATTTTTTTGATAGAAGTATCCCGAAATATGCTGATGTAGTCAGAAATTCTCCAGTCGAAACCGATAAATACGCCTTAATGAGTTCTTGGTTTTATGCTCCTCAACTTGGTCAACCACGAGGTGGTACGCCAGTACATACCATGCGTCAATTCGCACAAACGCCACAAGTAGCAATGGCGATTAAAACTATTATTGATGAAATTTCAGGTATTCCGTACTTTATTGTACCAAAGCCTGGATTTGAAGATAGTTATAGCGAAGAAATTAAATCTGAAGTAGAAGAGTTTTTCAGGTATCCCAATAGAAACGGTGAAACCTTTTTAACAATAGTAAAGACATTACTTAAAGACATTCTAGAAATAGACGCAGGTGTTTTAGTTAAAACTTTTGACAGTTATGGCAGAGCTAAAAAATACTCATTTACTAGCTATGTATCTAAAGATGGTAAAAATCCAACAGTAGACATCATGGCTAAAGCATTAACTACTCACGCTAAATTAACAGAAATTTATTGTAGAGACGGTGGAACATTCATTATTAATCCTAATGAATATGGAATATTACCTGAAGATAAACCAGCATATTTCCAATACAGTTGGTTAAGTCACGCAGCTAAACCATTACCATTCTATAAGAGAGAAATTGTATATTTCCAAATGAGTCCAAGAAGTAATAGTCCTTATGGATGGAGTCCAATTGAGTCTATATACATGGTCTTAGAGAGCTTAAATAACGCAGTCAGATTTAACAAAAAGATGTTTGAAGAATATGCGATCCCAGACGGTGCGTTATCAATCATGGGTGCGGACAAAGAAAGCCTTGATAGATTTATTCAACGATGGAAAAATGATATTAGAGGTAAACCACATAAATTAGTTATATTCAATGAAGACATGAAATTTACACCATTCCATCAAAATAATAAAGATATGGAGTGGTTAGAGGGACAGAAATACTATCAAAAATTAGTTTGGGCAATGTACGGTGTTACACCTGATGAATTAGGATTTACAGAATCATCCAACCGAAGCGTAGGTGAATCACAAAGCAGAGTATTTGTAAGACGAGCAATTAAACCCTTTATACAATTATTACAAGATAAAATAACTGAAGACATTATATCCGAGTTCTATCAAGATAGAGATATTGAAGTAGAAATTAAATGGGATTGGGTAGATCAAGCACTTGAATCTGAAGAGCAAAGACAACAAAGAGAAGATGTTAAGTTAGGCATTAGAACAGTCAATGAAATAAGATTAGAAAGAGGATTTGACCCAGTATCTTGGGGTGACCAACCATTGTTACCTCAAGCAAGCTTTTCTGAAGGTATTATCCAGGCTAGTAAAGATTCAACATTAAAAAAAAAGAAAAATTTGAGTAAATTTACGGAGTTAGAACAAACTCCTTTCAAAGAACCAGTCGGAACTAAGTGGGAAGATTGGGATGGTTATGGAGACTTCTTAGCACATTATTATGACCATTTAGAAAAAGAAGTTCTAAAGATATTTGACGAAGAAATGGTAGCTACTCGTAAAGGTCAAAAGATTTGGTTAAGAAAAGACTGGGGTGGATTTTTGTCTAAGATTACAAGCTTATTCGCAGTAGCTGGATTAAAAGAACTAATTGAGAAATACGTTAGAAAGAGTTGGAACAGTGCGGTAGATGAGGTTGAAGAGTCTTTAAATATACAATTAGGCATCGGAGATTCAGACCGAGTATTAATTAATCAATTCGCAGAACAGCAAACCAATGGATATGTATTACCAGATGGTCGAAAATGGTTAGGTATACAAGGCGTAAATGACACTCTTCAAATTGAAGTAGGAGAAATAATAGCTAACGGTGTCGGAGCAGGAGATACTATTTTAGATGTTAGAGACGCAATTGAAAAGAAATTAAACACAGGTAGAAATCACGCTATGATGATAGCACGAACAGAAACTAATAGAATAAGGAACTCAGCTCACTTACAAGCTTATATGAAATCAAATGTTCCTGGAAAGTTAATGTGGGATGCTCATATGGATAACAGAACTAGTGATATTTGTATAGCATTAGATAAACAAAAACAAACACCAGGAGACTTATTTGAATTACCTGACGGAAGACAATGGGCAGCACCACCATCTCATGTTAATTGTAGAAGCAGATTAGTATTTATTCCAGATGATATAGAAGGAGATACGGGATCATGAAAGTAAGTAACGAGTTATTACTCGAAAGAATAGACCATGTTAAATCAGACATTGGAGAAGTTAAAGATCACTTAGAAAAATTAAACAATCAAACTTTCAAGAACACAGCCTTTAGAATAAAACAAAATACAATGAATAAAATGATGATTGGCTTCTTTTCAGTATTTGGAGTATCAATTGCTACAATTCTAATTAAAATTATTTAATCTCAATTTCTGTTTAAATATACAGAGTTATTTATATAGAAGCAACTAATAATAATACTCATGCCACCATCTGTTGAAAATTGTGTTAAGAGACTTTTAGGCGACCCAGATTTTAAACCATATACAGGACAAAGCAAAAAGGATTCTGCGTGGGCTATATGTACAGCACAATATGAAAAAGAGACTGGCAAACCAGCAAAAAAATATAAAATGGAAAAAGCAACAGTTACAAGCAGAGAAGAAAAACGTAAAGAACTAGATATGTCTGTTTCTGAATTTTACGCAGTTCCTAGAGAACCGCCAAGTGCTTCTAAATTACCTATTTTTGATGCGGCTCATGTTCGTAATGCTTTAGCAAGATTAGACCAAGTTAAAGGAATATCAGCAGAAGAGAAGAAAAGAGCATTAAAAGCAATATTTAGAGCAGCAAAGAAATTCAAAATAGATGTAGATAAGGATGAGGCGAAAAGCAATTTAAAAGCGAAAGCGATGAAGCCAGTAAAACCGATGCCAGATGGCTCATGTCCCGAAGGCTACAGAGTAGACAGAAAACTGGGTATGTGTATGCCTCTTGATGACAGAAAACCACAAGATGAAGCATATGAAAAATACTATACAGAAGATGTCGTAAATCAAATAGGCATTTTGAAAGGATATTTAAAATGAAAACTGAAGCAATGACAAAAAGACAAATCTGGATACCATTAAGTAAAAATTTAATTACTAATGAATATCAAGCAATTTTAAGTGATAATAGTATTGACAGAGATAATGAAAGAATGAGTAAAGATTTACTTATGAAATGGGCAGAAAACCCTAACAAATTTATCCCTATGTTAATGGATCACAAAAATGAAATAATGAACATGGTAGGTCAATGGACAAATCCTACCGTTCTATCAAACGGAGATAGCCACGCACTAGCAATGACACCAAAATGGTTTACCTCCAACCCTAATGCTCAAGTCGTTAAAGGAATGTTAGATGACGGAGCCAATATTGGTTTAAGTATTGGAGCTATTCCAAAGAACTCTCGTGAATATAAATCAGGAGATGTTTCTTGTAAGGAATGGACCGATGCTGAATTAATTGAAGCTTCATTAGTACCTATTGGAAGTAATCGAAATACGTTTATTACAATAGCAAAATCTTTCGGATTTAACGAAACAGAGGAAAAAACAATGAAAAACGAAGTATTAAGAAAAGACTTAGAAGAGACAGAAGTTGAACCTGTCGCAGAAGCTGAGGCAGAACCTGAAGCGGAAGAACCATCAAAAGATGAGACTGAAGCAGAAGAAGAAGCTGATGAAGAAGAAGCAGCAGAACCAGCAGAAGATCTTGACAAAAGTTTACGTGCCGAACTTAGGGCTTTGCGTAAAGAGATTAGTTCTTTGAAGAAAATTAAGAAAACGCCAAGAAGGGCATTTCTTAAGGCTATGAATGAGAACATCGAAATCGCAAACAAGGAAGTAGTACGAGAGGACCTATCAGTTTGGGAACAAATTGCGGTACTCAAAGGAATTGAATACGGAGAGAAATATTGGTAAGATGGCAACATTTGGAAACACATTAAACGTAAACGCAGGAAGTGCCTACGAATTGTCATTTGGAAATATGCCAGAAGGAACAGTGTATTCTGGTGGAGTAGACTCAACTGCTTACAAGTCTAATGATAGACGAGAAGTATTGAGAAAGAGACAAGCACAACTTATTCAGAAAGAGAGAACATCTTCAACTGATGAGTACGCAAGTGGAACTCTTTACTCGACCACATCTGGAAACCTTCCAGTTCTAATACCGATTTATGTAGATTCATCTATCATAAATTTAGTTAGAAAGGAAACTCCAGTATACGATATGCTACCTAAAAGAGCAGTTAGAGGAAAGACTTATGATTTCAATCAACTAACAACTCTCAACACAGCATCTTTCTTAAATGAAGGTTCAGCACTAAATGATAGTGATGACACATACACAAGACAATCTGTAAAAATTAAATTGGCTTACGCAGTAGGACAAGTTACAGGATTTGCTCAAGCAGCAACCGCAGGTTACATTGATATGTTGAGACAAGAAGTACAAACGCATACTAGAAGCTTAGTTCAAGCAATTGAGAACACAATTTTCAATGGCGATGAAACAGTTAACGCTGAAGAATATGACGGGCTTATAAATCTAGTTACAACTAATACCACAAATAAAGCAGCAGCAGCACTTACACTATCTGACATTAGAAATAGTATCAGACAAGCAAGAGCAGGTGGCTTTACAGGTGGACTAGCAAACGGTGGAGGAAATCCAAACCTAATTGCTGTTGATATGGCAACATATGACGTAATTAAAGGATTGATGACCTCGTATCTTAGATACACACCACCAACAACAACGATTGGTTTCGGAATTCAAACTTATGAATTTGAAGGAATCCCAGTAATTTATACTAAATTCCTTTCAACCACAAGTGGAAGCCGAAGATTATTTGTATTAGATACTAGCGTATTATTCATGGCAGTTCTACAAGACTTGACTTATCAAGACTTGGCTCGAACCAGTGATAGCAATAAATTCATGCTGAAATGGTATGGAAGTTTGGTATTACAGGCAGAACAATTCTGTGCTATGATATTCGCAATCGCATAAGGAGGATATGAATAAAAAATGGCAGCAATTACAGGAAGTACAGGACATAATACTGTACCAGGCAATGATAGACTACTAGTTTGTGTCGTGACTCCAGCAACAGCGGATTCAGCAGATACGATAGACCTTTCAGACACCACAGCTACAGGATTATCAGCACCAATCAATACAGTTGACGCTGTATGGGCAACAGATAGTACAACAGGAGATGTTGTAACAGCATCTGTTACAGGTACAACGGTAACCCTTGACGCTGGTGGCGGAACAACAGGACACACCTATGTTTTATTGGTTCTAGGACAAGCTTAGACAAGCACATAAATGTAAAGGGGAACTTCGGTTCTCCTTTCTCTTTTTTTAAGAGATAAAATAAAAAACTAAAGGAGACTAAAGAAAAAAAATGGCAAGTGTAGACAATATAGTTCACGCAAGTAGTGAAGACCCAGGAAGCGAAGTAGTACGATGTCAACTTACAGGAGCATCAAGTACATACATCTCAGAGAGATTTAATACTCTTCAATTCGTGTCAGTTGTAGCAGAAGATACAAACGGAGCAACTTACACATTTACTGGTAGTACATTAACTATCGTGGGAACAAACAACGACTTTGTGAATATTCTTATTCACGGATTCTAAGGAGAGACTAAAAATGAAAGATATAGAAGTAAAAAACAAGATGAGCTACTACAGAGCAATTCAGCTTAGCAAAGGAAAGTGGTTAGACTTTGACGGTGGGGAAATTAAGAAAATACCTGCTGGAACAAAATATGCTAACGAATACTTTGAATTGGTTGTAAGCAAACCTGCTAAAAAGGTAGCTAAGAAGAAAAAGACTAAATCAGAAGAAAAATCGGAAGAAAAGAGTGAGGAAGAATAAATGAGTTTCATTGAAGAAGCAAGATTTTCTCTTACTACTGATGGATCTGGTGATGCTAGTTCTACTACCGATACTTTACAAGGAATAGAAGTAGTTGCTATCGCAGTTGATTATGACGGAACAGCAGCAGCTGGAACGGATTTAACTGTGAATTTAAGTAATCCGAACTCGGATATTTTAGTATTAACAAATAACAATACAGACGCACTTCACTACCCAACTGTAGCTACAAGTACAGAAGCAGGTGTAGCAAGAACTGATTTTGTTAATAATATCTTAGTCAATGGAACAATTACAGCGACTATCGCACAAGGTGGTGCGAGTAAAACAAGTACCGTAACAGTATATTATAGACGACTGTTTGGTTGAAAGTATCGAGGAGTAAATGGCTTTACCAGGAAACATAGATGATAGAGAATTTGAGAAGTTTGCGGAAGTAAGCTCTGAACCTGCCGTAATGGTAGATGTCGTAAGGACAGTTGGTGGAGGCGGTGGAGGTTCTACAGCCACAGAGTATACTGATGATAGCTCATTTACTGTAGCGTCCGATAAAGGAAATGCTATGGGTGGAATCTTTACAACAGATTCAATCGATTCTGGTGATTTTGGAGTATTTAAAATAAATGCGGATAGAGAACTTTCGGTTGTTGTAGAAAACGCAGGTTCAATTGGAAGCGGTTCTCAATATACAGATGGAACAACAGTAGCAGCACAAGTAGGAAATGTAGTCTTAGGAACAGACGGTACAGATCTACAATTTTTATCAGTCGCAAGTAATGGTCAATTAAAAATAGATTCAATAACAAACGCAGTAGCCGTTACACAATCAGGCACATGGAATATAGGAACAGTAACAACAGTAACTTCAATTACTAATGATGTAAGTATTGATGACGGTGGTAATTCTATTACCGTTGACGATGGCGGAGTTTCTTTAAGTGTTGATGACGCAGGAGGTAGCTTAACCGTAGATGGAGCAGTAAATGCTACTCAAAGTGGTACATGGAATATTGGAACACTCACTACGCTTACAAGCATTACAAATCCAGTAGATGTTAATTTAAGTGATGGAGCAGGAACTTCCATCGGAAGCACAGGGGGTGCTTTAGATATTAATATTGCTTCAGGAACATTAGCAGTAACAATAGATGAATCCAATGATTCAATTTTAGTATATGGATGGGACGGTAGTTCTAACCAAAAAATCAAAGTAGATGCTGGAGGAGAACTCCAAGTAGATGTTTTAACTCAACCAGCTTTATCTGAAAGTACAGACGATATATTAGTATACGGATGGGATGGAGCTAATAATCAAAAAATATCAACAGATGGTTCAGGTCAACTTCAAGTAGATTTGGCTTCAAGTATTCCAACAGGAACAAATAGTATTGGAGACATTGACACAGTAACTACATTAACTACAGTAACAAATAATGTAAAAACTAATCTTTATGATGGATCGGGAACAGCCATTACTTCTACAGCTTCGGGAGCAGACCAAGGGTTAGATGTAAACTTAGTAGGTGGTACAGCAGCAGGAGTTCAATATACTGACGGAACAACTTCAGCAGGTAGCCAAAAAGGAACAGTAGCAATGGGCTTAGATACTACTAACTCCACATTAGATTTTTTAAGATTAGACGCAAGTAATAATTTAAACGTAAATGTAGCAGCAGGAACAATAACGGCTGACATTGAGGGTGACTATGTAGACGATTCAGCATTTACAACAGCTACTGATATTGGTCTAGCAGTTGGAGGTATAAATACTTCTGACACAATAGACGCTGGAGATTTCGGTGTATTCAAACTCAACGCAAGTCGAGAATTAGCAACAACTGTAGAAAATACAGTTGATACCAATGTAACTAACGCAACATTAGCAGTTACTCAATCAGGTACTTGGAACGTAGGATTAAACGCAGGTACAAATTTAATAGGAAAGGCTAAAATAACAGACGGAACAAATGACCTTTCAATTACCGCTGGAGGCTTAATGCCTATTTCAGATAATGGCGGTAGCATCACAGTCGACGGAACAGTCGGAGTAACCGAAATAAATACCGATGACCTTGACACAGGTGCTGGAACTGACACACAAGCAATAATGGGAATAGCGATTCCTGGCTCTGGTGGACATACCCTTTGGGATAAGAGCATAAAGCTACAAGACGGTTCTGGCACTTCAATTTCTTCAACAG